ATAAACACCGGCCCCTCATCATCAGGATATTCTATCAGCCTATTTAGATAGTGCCTACCTGCAGTTGACACTAGACGCAACGCCTCTACTGTGTCGTACACTGCCACACTAACCTTCCCCCTACTTACAACATAACCAATAAGCGCAGAGTGTAGCTCTCTAATGATAGTTGCACCAGCGTATTCTCCTGAAAGAACCACATCGTAAGTGATGTGATGCTTAGTCTTAGTCCAAGCATGTGATTCTTTCTGGAGCTTCTGCTCTATCTTATAGAGATTGTTCACGTACATGTACCCGCTGCAAGTTCTCAAAGTAGGCAGTGTTATAGCCACGCTGCCACTCTTTGAACTGTACTGTATCTTTCTTATAAGGTGGGTGATGTTCCTTTCCTGTGTAGAATGAAACAGTACCTTGCTTATACTGAACAGATAACGGCGGGAATCTTTCTACTTTAACTTTTACCATTTAGATATCTACAATCTCGCATACGTCTGCGGTGCAAGCAAACGACTGAGATGATTTAGTTTCATCCTCTACCTCATACGTTGAAAGTAATTCCCAGTCAATAGTCGTTGGCGTCTTAGCTAGTAACTCATCATACTCCTCCTTTCCAATCTTTTCATAGGGAGCTTGGACATACTTACCACCATCGTATGGCAGGAAGGAGATGCCTGACATTTCATCGAAGTGATCGTACACCCAAGCTGCAACTTTAAGCCACTCATCATCTCTAATACTTACAGTGATGCTGGGCTTATGCTCACACCAGTAACGGTAGTAGTACAGCCATAGCTTAAGCTGATCAATTGCAGTCTCATCATCACGAGTAACCGAGTTAGCTGGTGCCTCAACAGGAAAAGAAAAGACACCTAGGTTCTCATTATAGATAGGCTTTGTTTCATCAATGTCTTGGTAGCCAGAGATAGCATACTCAAAAGGAACCCCTGCCTTTTCACGTAAGAACTTGGTTAGGTTGTCCTTCATGTCACCACGTACACGGCGAATGTAGTAGTCACTGTGCCGTGCATGAATACCACTGGCTGTATCAGTAAGCTGGCTCACAGTACCTGAAGGCTTAACACAAGTGATTGCTGCAGATGCAGGGATGTTAAAATCCTTTGCCCAAGTCTGGTTTGTTTCTACTGCAACTAGCTTAAGAGCGTTAAGAGTTTTCTTAAGCCCCGCCTCTACTTTGCAGTACTCATAGCCACGCCCATTGGTTAGGGGTGAGTCCATGATACCTGTTAGGCTTACACCCAGTAGTCTTTCTTCTTCTGTGTTATCTTTCCACCGCTTACGTAGGTACTTAAAGCCTGTAAGCGTTGACTGATACGTACCTAGAATAGTAGCAAGGCGTACCTTTTCCTTTAGAGTTTCAATGGTATCGTCTACTCGTACCATAACTTCTGTTAGATTACAGAACTGGTTAGGACGTAAGATGATCTCACTGCAAGGGTTAGTTCCGTATTCCCAGAGGATGTCAGGGGTACGGCGTGTATTTCTACGACCATTCTCTTCAGCCTTTTTAGTACAGGCAGAGCGGCTAAAGATGCCACGCTCACCTGACAGGCTGTCATGCAGAGCCTTCCACTCAGACATAAAGATACTTACATCTGGCTTCGCATTATATACCGCTGAGTTATTAGCCAAGCCCCTGTGACCATGCTGATTGTACCAACTACCAGACTTAGCACCACGTAAACGATCATCAGAAAGATTACTAAGAGAGATAAGAGCAGAGCGCCTAACACCTCCAACAACAACAACTTCAGCAGTTTTACATACAAGGTCATGGCACTCCAATGAACTGAGTCGCCGTCCTGCTGCAGCTTGAAACAGTGCTACCGCAAACATGAATAACTCGTTGAGGGGACCGGGACCAGATGACCTACCACCAAAGGTACGTAGCCTAGCACCTGCAGGGCGTAACTTAGACAAGTCCCATTTAGGTATCTGCCCTGCATAGAGTAAGCTCACTAGTTCTCTAAAGCCTTTAGCCCAGCCTAGCTTGCTATCGTCAACGTGGACAGTAGTGTCGGTGTTGTTAAAGGATTCATTAACTCTTGGAAGCTGGTCTACATTCTGTCGTTCAACAGAGAAGCCTACACCCGTACCATTCATAAGAATATAAAGTATCTCATCAAAGGCACGTACACTATCAACAGGAATGTAAGCACAGTTATACGCTGCTACATTGCACTGTTCCACAGCGGGACCAGAGGTCATTAGCAAACGCATTGAAGGCATAACCTTTAGGCTTAGTACAGCGTCTTCTAGTTCAGCACGAACTGCTGCATCCATAACAAAGTTATTGTTACGCAGTAGTTCTTTTTCCATGTGGTTAAAGTATCTACCTACAGTTTCTTGCCACGTTTCTCTACGCCCTTCTTCTTCCAACCAACGAGCATACCTCGATGTATGGATGTACTGCTGATAGGCAGTCATAGATTGATTGCTAGTGTCCATATTACTCTCCTTTTATATTAATTTTAATACCAACTACACGAGTACCATAGACTTCATCTAGCACTTCTTGAAGAGCGTCTTCAAGTTCTTCGCTAGGGTTGCCATCTACTGGCATAGGAAACTCTTCTTTATCTATGTCTAATATGATGGCAACTCTAGCGCGCAACATCTTAGGCGTTACCTTTTGTGAGTGAAGCAAAGTTAAATACTTGTTGATCACTTTCAAGGCTACTCTCAGGTAGGCGAGATATAGCTTCACCTACGTAGCTACTGAGTAATTCTCTAACCTCTTCATCATCCTCTATAGCAGGAAGAACAGAAGTCATGTACTCACACAGCATCTCAAGCTCACGCTTATCAGATTCATCAAGGGTGTTATCTTGAGATAAAGATATAGACACAGTTACTTCACCTGTCCATATACCTTCATCGTCTTCTGTAGGAGTTACAATAACCGCGTAACTATTGTCTGTTAGGTCTGGATGTTTCATATGATATTCCTATTTGATTAACTACCCAATTACTTTTGTTCTTGTAGGAGGTAATGGTTGGCCGGATTCCTTTAGCCATGATTGAGGTATGACACGATTAGAATATACAATATCTTTTCTTACGCACCATAGAGCATACGATGTTTTAGAGTTTTTGTAAAGCTTATTGTTCTGGTTCTCAAAAACTATACGAATATCTAGATGAGGATGTTGCTTTCTTATTTCAAGATGTTTCTTTCTATCATGGGCTACCCACCTGCCCTTAACCTCTATGATAATACCATTGTCTAGTATAAAGTCAGGGGTGTATGTTCGTACTGCGTAGTCTACCCATTCTATCTTAATGGTTTCGTACCTAACAGTGTTACCTTCTAGTTCAATCTGTCGTGCTATCTTATGTTCGATAACACTACGAAAGCCCTTCTTCCTTGCTGCTAAGACAAGCTTACTCTTACCCCGCATGTAGTACTGTCTTTGTTCTAAAGGAAGCAGGAAGCTCTGCATCTAACGCAGAGATAGCCATGTTATAACAGTTTGCCTTAGCTGTAAAAGAGTTACTAGTATCGTAGTCTCCCTTAGCTATGTACGAAGCATGTTCAAAGTATTCTTTTGCTGATCGTACTCCTAAGAACCAACCAACACTTTGATCCATTAACACACGTACAAAGGCGTAGTAGTCACAGTTTTGCTTACGTGTTACATCAGCTACACTACAGTCGTAATGAGGCTTAGGCTTTACAGTAGTCTTCTTAGTTTTAACATCTACCTTCTGACCATCAACAACGATATCATAGTCCATAGTGTTTTGATGTATACCTCCTATAACCTGTAGAGCTACTAGCTCACCAAGAAAACCAAACACATTACCTTGTCCTCTAGTAATACTACGCCGAAGGATACCCATCTCCTCAGACATATCATGTGCAGTATTTCTCATGTCATTAGAGATTTTAACTTCGATCATTAACTTTCTCCATGTCAACATAAAATACTATAGGTGGATTCTTAGCAGCGGATACCCTTGAAGGTTCCTCTGATAGTGCGCCCTTCCAACAGTCATGTTTGAAAGAGCAGAAGGAACACTGCCTAATCAGCTTATGATTACCAGTTAGCTTGCTCCTGAATGTTTCTGCTTCAGGCTTAAAGCAACGCTCAAAGATGTTGTTGTTAACCTTGTCTGCCGTAGCAGCCAGTTTCTTTACAACCTCCTTTGTATCACTCTCGTATGCTACATACTTAAACTGCCCACTGGCTTGATTGATAACCCACCAGCCACCAGCAGGTACGTTAGCACCAGTACTGTACACAGCAAGCTGCCCTACATAACCAAAGGGATCATCCTTCTCAAGGTTCTTACCGTCTGTGAACTTGTTGTTGTATGACCACGGGCTAGTAGACTTAATGTCATCTACTGCACCGTCAACAATTAAGTCATACTCTCCAGAGATATCTGTAGTACCTATCTTAGCTTGGATACGCTTAGAGTCTTTGTAACTAACATTAGCCTCTCTTAAAAGACCTTTGAACAAAGCCTCTACCATATCACCAAAGACCATACGCACTAGGAAGGTGGTGTGTAAGGGTTCTTCTTTCTCTGGGTGGTTCTTCTGATACCACAACTGACAAGCAGGTCTACCAAGGTTGGAAGCACGGAGGGTAAAACCCCCCGTACCACCACGCCGTTCACAGAACTGCCGCCGCAAAGATTTAGCTACGTCATCAGCAATCTTACGAATGTTTTCCTCAGACATAGTTTTCTTATTGGTAGTTACCTGTTCTAGATAACTGTGTACTGCTAGTTCTGCTACATGCTCCATGATAAACTAAGCAACGTCAGTTGCGTTAGTGACATCAATGAAACTGTTAACAGTATCTTCATCTTCTAGAGACATATCAGTAGTAGACTTTAGATCATAGGTCTTCTTGATACCTTGGTTAATGTTCTGTACCCATAGCTTGAAGTTAGCAAACAACTCCTTCTCTTCTTCTGCAAGTGGAAGAGTAGAAGTAAAGTCTACCTTAGTAACAGGCTTGTAGATCATGTTGCCATTAGCCATTGCTTCACCTGTAGTAGTTAGTTCAATGCTGTGTTGAGGTAGCAACCGACGATTGCTTGCAAACTTATCAATGACCTGTCCGATAGTCTTGAACGCATCCTTGTTATCAATCTCCCAGATGACAGGGATACCCTCCTCAGATGAGACAGGCTCACCAGTATTGTCTACCGCATCGTGCATTGTAACCAGACCAAACAAAGCACGTACTCGTTTAACTGACATGAACAGTTTCTGTTGTGCTTCAGGTAGGTCACCCCAGTTCTTGATGTATCCAGCAGGACGACCACAGTTTACCTTGCCATCAGTATCAATCAGATCATCACGGCCAAACTGTGACTGGCCTACCATGACAGACTTTACGAACCGACCCTTACGTCCTTGATCATCAGGCTTAACGTAAGGTACATACCGACTGTAGAAAAACTGCTGAAGGAAAGGTTTGAAAGATATCTTATCTGCGTAGCTAAAGTCTCCATTAGAATCTTGCAAGCGGTAGGTACCTCCCGGCACTACCTCAACCTGTCGTGACTTACCCTTGACCTGCTCAGTACCCATGATGGACTGATGCCAGATACGAAGGCGAGCCAGTGAAGAGTTGCTAGATTCAGCAGCAGCAGAAGATTGTACAGCAATGCCCATAGCTTCTGCCATGCTGTCGAAGTTATTAGTTGTGTCTAGTGTTACGATGTTATTCATTTAATTCTCCATGTGTAAAAGAAATACCAGTATACTTATATTCTCACAATTATCAAGCTATATCTTCCATAATCATCCAGTTTTTTCCTGACTTAGGTTCTAGTACAAGAGGAACATCTAGTGCCACATTAAACCTAGCAAAGATTGTTGAAGGTAACTGCTCAATAGTTTCCTCTACCGTCTTAACTACAGTAGCTTGCTCGTTAGGGTACACATCAATGACAGCACTATCGTGTACACTGTTGACTAGAATACTCTTGAGGTTTTTCAACCGCATATTTCTTTCGAGCAAGAGTAACGTAGTCTGTACAATGTCTGTGGCTGATGACTGCACGGGATAATTTTTAACCATTGTAAAGTTTGTAATCTTACCAGATGGCAAACGCTTTGTGTTTGGAAACTCAAACTGTCTACCAGAAGGTGTTGTTACA